CAACCAATAGTCGTAGATAAAAAAATGATTGTAATTGTGGGACATACTCGATTGTTAGCGTCTAAAAAACTTGGATTAAAAAAAGTTCCTGTATTCATAGCAGATTTATCAGAAACAAAAGCAAAAGCTTATAGAATTGCTGATAATAGATTAAATGAAGATAGCGCCTGGGATTTAGATTTATTGAATCTAGAGATATCAGATTTACTAGATGATAATTATGATCTTAATTTATTAGGATTTGATCCAAAGGAATTAGATAAAATCATTGTTGATGATAAAGAATATTTTAGCGATGAAGATGAAATCCCAGAAAATGTATCAGATAGAGGAATAAAACAAGGCGATATATATGAATTAGGCCGTCATAGGTTGATGTGTGGGGATTGTACTGACGAAGAAAGTGTAAAAAAACTTTTAAATAATGAGGAAATAGAAATGTCCTTTATTGATCCTCCATATGGCCTAGATTATGAATATAACTCTTATAAAGATATAGAGGGAGCTGAATATCTTGCTTTTTGTGATAAATGGTTTCAATTATTAGAAAAATATTCAAAGTTTAATTTTATTACAGCTGGTTGGAAATATAATGAATATTGGATAAAAAAGGGGCCTAAAGATATATTTTATTGGCTATCTAGAAATAAACAAACAGGCGGAAAATTATCTCATTTTAGGAAGATTGAACCTATATTTTTATTTGGAAGTTTACCAAAAAAAGTAAGATATGATCTAGATTATTTTGATTTTAATAGTGATAGATTAGACGGATTGAGAGATTTACATACATGTCCAAAACCAGTAAAGTTTGTTGAATCAGCTATCAATGTTATTACAAAAAAGAATGTTTTAGATTTATTTTTAGGTTCTGGAACTTCTTTGATTGCATGTGAAAATCTAAATAAAAATTGTTTTGGAATGGAACTTGATCCTAAATATATTGATGTAATTATTCAACGATTTGAAAATTATACAAAGATAAAAGCAAAAAAAATTAATTAGATTTATTATAAAAAGTCTGCTAAAAAAAAATTACCTATACTCAAGGGGAAAGAGGATTGAATGGCAAGACCTAAAAAATATAAAATAGATACTGATCAAGTAATCAAATTAGCTCAATTCGGTTGTACAAATAAGGAAATAGGCGAGTTTTTTGGATGTAGTCCAGATCTTATAGAAAAGAGTTATTCGGAATTTCTTATAAAAGGAAGAGTGAATGGAAAAATAAGATTGAGACAATTACAATGGAAAGCAGCAGATAAAGGGAATGTAGCGATGCTTATATTCCTAGGTAAAAATATTTTAGGACAACAGGACACAATAGAATCAAGTCAAACGGAAGAACCTTTACAATGGTCATATGACTAAATTAAAAGTTTTAGTTGCTTGTGAATATTC